CAGTCTTCGGCATCGGTTACTTGAAATTGTCGGACAAAGTCGTTCTTTTCAGGGTCGTATGGGTTAAACAAGTCACTCTGGTCGGCGGCGTACGCGAGGAACTCAAGACCTATCCGAATTACCAATTCGTAATTTTTGATCTCGACTTCAAGCGGTAGGGTTCGCATTGGGGTCCTTCGCGGCTCTTTGTATCATCTTCGACAGGGAGTTATCTGTGAGCTTCAGTTTATGGAATTCGCTCAAAATACTCTGGAGTTTCCGGTCCAAATACTTTTGAAAGTATTTCGTCACGGGCGCGTAGGTACCGGAAAAATCAATATGAGACCTACCACTTAGCTGTGCGCGAATTATTTGGTCAGGCATTGGTCTCCTTCTGATACGAGATAAGGTCTTCCCAGTTCTTCATCAAAACATCAGCCATTGTTCGTCTCAGTGCAATAAGTTCTTCTGAAGGCGGAGGCGGGTCCGGATAAAGGTATTGTTCCCAATCGCTGATCGTCCATTTATCGAATTGTGGATTACGAACGAAGGGCATTGGTGGGGTCCTTTTGGGTATCGCTGTGTTGAATTCTGGACCATTTCACAGGAGGCGAACTAAACCGGACCGAATAGCAAACTCTCGGACGATGACCAAGATGGAGATAGTAAAATCTACGAAGCCAATTGAGCATTCGCGGTCTCCTTTTGGGTATCCAACAAGGTATCGTCTTCCACAAATGGGGATACGAATTGACTGTTCGTCCAGTTGAAGTTCTTCGCCCAGCGCTTCTTGGTTCGAATACTTATCTGTTCTTTCTCTTCGTCGCTTACGGGACCCCTATGGGGTCTTTCTGCGATTCTCTTGTCTGTGATCAACTTCTTTGCTTCTTTGAGTTCGGAGGAGAACTGTTCAAAAGGGACTTCCCCCATCCTCTTTGTCCAAAATTCTTTGGCTTGGGTGGCCTCTTCTAAAGTGTCGTAATTTCCCAGTCCAATTTCTTTTCCGTGGAGTTTGGTTCTTGCGCGAAAACGACCACTCAGTTTTACCCGATCTATCCCACGAACTCCTGTAGTCCCCTCCGCATCAGTTCTACTAATGTGCGCCGTCCGCATCTTGTCTCGGGTGGCAGAATCGTGTGTTCTTTGGCCGCTGGCCAAGCCAATTTTGGCTCGGGTCTCTTCGGTAGGTTTGCCGCCGTTTTTACCGCCAAAAGTAGTATTATATCCTATTGAATTATCATAGGACCTCAACAGCAAAATCCACAAAGACTCTGCATTGTTGGTTTCTTCGAGGGTTTCGTATTGGCCTAGTTCTTGGACAACGAAAGCATCCTTACCATACTTGCGGATTGCCGCGTGGAAATAATCTTGTTTTTCTCTGGACCAAACGTGGTTCTTGAACCGCTCTTCGATTGTCGATTCTGTTTGCCCAACGTAAATCTTACCGTTCACCTTATTGGTGATTAAATAGATGTAGAACATTTCCCACCTCACCGTGAGTCGAACTCAGGGCTACGGGTGAGCGTAGCCCCTTGCTCGTTGGATTTCGAAATCTAATTGCATTATAGCACACTTTCGCGGCTTTGCAACAATTATTTTCGAAATATTTTCAGGACAACCCTAGCTGCTGGATGTCTCTGATTGCAAACGTCTTAGGGTCATAGTGCTTCCCGGACGCAGCGTGTTTGTGTACCGAACATTGTAGCTGACCCAACCACCGATTTGCGGAATGTTACTCGTCTGTGTTAAAACGGGATACGTCATTTCTGCGTACCTCTCATACTTCATTTCGTATGAGACCGGACTATCGCATCACCCCGAAGGGTGTTCTATCGTTTAGTCTCTCACGGTCCCCGAAGGGTTCCGCCCTGTTGGCTTCTCAGCTTCCAAGTCAATTAGATAGAATTTTCATTCTAGGATTTCGCCTAGACGACGCCTAAAGTTGACGTGCGGGATCAGATACACTGCCTTGTTCTGGTGCGGATTGGATAACGCTGTTGTTACTCGTCCATTATCTGGACGGGACGAATCATTTCTGTTCGTCTCTGTATGTCGCCATACAGGCCGGAGCACATCATAATCCACTGGGGATTCTCCGTCTATGCTCTCTACACATTTATCAACCGAAGTTGAATTTAGCTCGGTATTGCCTCAGAGAGGGTTCCACCGAATTAGCGGAGTTATTCAAGAATCATCGCTGATTCAGGCTGCTTGTCTTATGGACCACAGTTTGTAGTTCTTCGACCCGTCATTGGGATTTTTTCCACGTAAGTGTTGTCGTATCAACAAGATACGAGATAAGTCATTTCTGCTTATCTCATACGGTTTTCGTTCCCGTATGGTCGGACTATTACATCATCCCGAAGGATGTTTTCTCGTTTAGTCTCTCACGGTGCCTTTTGGCTTCCGCATCGTTGGCGTTTCAGCGTTCGATTCAATTAGAGAAAATTTGCTACTATCAGTTTCCTGATAGAGTCCCCAGAAAATTAAGGAAGACGGAGAAGATTGCGTCATCGCCGAAAATATAACTATTGTACGCTTTTGTTACTCGTCCAGTATCTGGACGGGACTGAGTATTTCTATCAGTCTCTGTATGTCGCCATACAGGCCGGAGCACATCATCATCCTTTTCAGGAGCGTCGTCTATGCTCTCTACACACTTCCCAATTTCTTGGGTTTGGCTCGGTATTGTCTCTGAGAGATGTCCACCGAATTAGCGACGTGATTCAAGAAGAATTACTTCTTCAGGCTACTAGACTTTCAAGTCCATAGGTATTTCCGGAGATTGTTACAGTGGGGGCAGTGGATGTCTGTTTAAACGTGACCCCTGCGAACGAGATGGTATCCTCATTCTTAGGCAGTTCAAACAGCATGTTGCGCATCTCGTCGCTTCTCTTGATGATGTCCGACAATCCGTTGAAGGAGGTGTCGTTCAGCACGTCTCGGACCACGTTCGGGTGAATGATTCCACCAAATTTGTTGTCCACGAGAGGACGAGCGTTAACGCTTACCAGCGACTGAGCAGCAGACCGGATGTTATTTGCGTCCAGATACGAGCCGTTTGCAAGCTGGATGTTGACCAAGTTATCGACCGCAACAGCCGAGTCAGCGGTAAGCTGGACAAGGGAGTTGAGGGTGAGGGCTAGGCGGTAGTTAAGTTCGTTCGCCAAGTTCTGAAGGAGACCTGGGTCGTCAATTGCAACGTCCAGGGCAAGGTCGGAACTGTTAATGAAATCAGCATATTGCCCGATGGTAGCGACAATTTTATTGCTGGATTCACTGATAGGACTTCCAACTGTGCCTTCCGCCGCCTGATTCAGGTTAGCGGCAAGCAGAGCGTAGGTGAAGACAGTCTTGTTTTGGAAATGCCCTCTCGGGTCATTAGGCTTTCGCCTCTCTTGCGTCACCACAAGGTCGCTCTATAGGTCGCCCCATAGCTCGGACTCTATCTTCAGTCCAAATAATGGACTGTCCGGCGTATTAGCCTCTACGGGTTCTGGTTTCCCAGTCTTCCCTCGGTATTGACTCAGAGAGTTGTCCACCGATATAGCCGGATTTGAATTCAGCAATATTGTTCACTGAATTTGGTTTCCCTGACGAAGGGGCAGCGGACGCTGCTTTGTCATCGAAAGGAAGGGAGTTTGCTGCGTGTTTAGGCCGTTTCCGTCACCGGAAGGGCACTCTCACGGTCTCCCGTGAGTTCAGACTCTATCTTCTTTCCGTTTAGTTCCGACACATGCTCTTTAATCTTTCGTCCTTCTTCGAGTGTAATGTTCTTTCGATTTCTAACAAAATCAAGAGCAATTTTTGCCTGCTCCCTCTTAGTTACTAGATAGGGAAGAACTGACAACAAGAAGGTTTCGAGATCCGACTGTCTACCTATTTTCCATTCGTATATAGGAAGAATTCCGTTGTGAGGATCTCTCTTTCGAGAATGACCCCCAAATACTTTCTGGTAAGCCTTTATAGCTGGCTCGAAAGTATTTCCCAAGGAAATATCTATCCGAATAGTATTCTTTGCTTCGACAAAGTAGATGCTTCCTTCTCCATCGAAAAACCCCGCTAGGTAGGCGTGAGCTATGTTGGTGTTGAACGGAAAGTCCGACGTATTAGTCGTTACGGATTTACGCTCTCTGTACTCAACCATTTTCTGGTAAAGAACTTCTCGGGCCGGTTTATTCTGGATTCCCCGAAGAAGGTAGTATTCTTCGATAATCCCAGCCTCTGCGATTTTCTCCCATATATACGGTTTAATAAGAGTCAAGAAACTAGATGCTTCCGAATCGTTGCCTATTCTCCACTGGTAATACGTCTTCCATTGGTTATTCGGCCAATTCTTGGTGCTAAAGTACCCACCAAAGTTGTCCTTAACCCACTTCGCAGTTGGTAAATGTGAAGTGGTGAATCGGATTAACGGATCAAACATTACATACCCATCTGGGCGGACGTGCCTCGAAAGCGTGTAACAACCTTCCGCGTCAATAAGCCCAGCTACGTATGCTTTTGTAGTTTCTTTCACGTATCTTTCCTCGGTATTGTCTATTTGACGTAGTTAGAATACCACACCTAGTACTCTTTTGTCAACTAGATTTTCGCCGATTTAGTCGGATTTTACAAGGCCCAAATTTTCATCCAGCCTTGAGGTTAGGGATCGCCTCGCGCTCGTAGTGAATTGCTACAAGGTTAGGAAGCGCCCCGGAAGTTACGATACTGGCAGGTGAGTAACTCATTTAGAGATACTCCTTTGTGTTAGTTTTTAGCGCCGACTTTGAGCACGTGCCCGACGAATAGCATTGAGGGTGTTCGCAACTTCTTCGTCTGTCATGTTCTCAAAATCCTCGGCTGAGGGCGCATTCGGAGACTCCGGAGGTTTGACGGGTGTTACGTCATTCCTGCCAATTCCTAGTGCCGCTCTCGGGCGCGTAACCTGACTTACAATCCGTGAGTCGGGACGCGGCGCAGGTGCCGGTTCGTGTTGAA